AGTTTATCCTGCAAGAGAGATTGCTAGGGCTGTCAAGACCCTGAACGATCAGATTGCTGGCGGTTATTCAGTTCTAGGCGAAGTAGATCATCCAGACGACCTAAGAATCAACCTTGATCGAGTGTGCCATATGGTTACAGAAATGTGGATGGATGGCACAGACGGTCTTGGAAAACTTAAAATACTCCCAACACCAATGGGCGAACTTGTTAAAACCATGTTGCAGTCCGGCGTAAAGTTGGGAGTATCTTCTAGAGGTTCCGGCGATGTAGATAACGACGGAATGGTCAAAGATTTTGAAATCATCACAGTAGATGTGGTGGCTCAACCTAGTGCTCCAGGAGCATATCCTACACCTATCTATGAACACCTTATGAATCATAAAGGTGGTTATAGAAGCTTGCGCATAGCGAAAGAGGTACAAGATAATCCTAAAGCACAGAAGTATCTTAAAGAAAGCTTATTAAAAATAATAAGCGGACTCCAATAAAAAAGGAGAATCACATGTTGGAAGCACTTAAGACACTGTTCGAGAACAATGTGATTTCTGAGGAGATCAAAGCTGATATTGAGAACGCTTGGCAAGCAAAAATTACAGAGAGTCAACAACAAATTACACAAAATTTACGTGAAGAATTTGCACAACGATATGAACACGATAAGGAAGTAATGGTGGAAGCCATTGATCGTATGTTAAATGATCGTTTAGCAGAAGAAATCGCTGAGTTTGTTGAGGATCGTAGACATTTAGCAGAACAAAAAGCCAAGTATGCTGTAGCAATGAGACAAAATGTTAACTTAGTTAAGGAGTTTATCACTCGTCAACTAGCAGCAGAAGTCCGTGAACTACACGAGGATCAAGTACAAATGGCTCAAAAGTTTAAAACTCTTGAAAAATTTGTAGTAGAAGCTTTAGCTCAAGAAATCTCTGAGTTCCATACAGATAAGAAAGATGTAGCAGAAACTAAAGTACGTTTAGTTCGTGAAGGTCGTGAAGCATTAGCTCAAATGAAATCACAATTTGTTAAACGTGCTGCTCAGATAGTTGAACATACAGTTGAACAAACTTTAACTAAAGAAATTGGTCAATTGAAAGAAGATATTGAATCAGCTCGTCGTAATGACTTTGGACGTAAGTTGTTCGAAGCATTTGCTAGCGAATATCAATCAAGCTATCTAAGTGAAAAATCAGAAACAGCTAAATTGCTCAAGGTCATAGACATGAAAGAATTAGAAGTTGCCGCTGCTAAAAACGCTGTAGCAGAAGCACGCCTAATCTCAGAAAGCAAAGAAGTAGAAATCAAGGCACTTAAAGAAAGTGTAGAACGTAAAGCAATTGTAGATGAATTAATTGCACCATTGGCCACAAGTCAAAAAGCTATTATGACAGAATTGCTTGAAAGTGTACAGACAACAAAGTTACGTAGTAATTTTGAAAAGTACTTACCGGCAGTTATTGCTGGCGAAGCTCCACAAAAGAGAAAGGCACTAGTAGAGGCAAAAGAAATTACAGGCAATAAGCAAACCAACAGCGTAAGTAGCAGCAAGAGCGATACAGATAATAATATCTATGATATTCGCAGACTTGCTGGAATTTAAAAAAAACATTAAAATCAGGAGATAAAATAATGTCAGAACTACTAACAAGCCGTTGGGCAGAAACCAGAGAGGCTCTACTTGAAGGCCTACAAGGTACCAAGAGAACCGTAATGGCATCTACACTCGAGAATACACGTAAGTATCTCGCTGAAAGTGCAACAAGTGGATCTACTTCTGCCGGCAACGTCGCAACATTAAACCGCGTGATTCTTCCAGTAATCCGTCGTGTTATGCCAACCGTTATTGCTAACGAATTAGTTGGCGTACAACCTATGACTGGTCCAGTTGGTCAGATTCATACACTACGTGTTCGTTATGCTGATTCTATGTCAGCAACAACAAGCGTGACAGCTGGTGAAGAAGCATTAAGTCCATTTAAGATTGCAGAAGCATATTCAGGCAATTCAGCAACTGGTACTGCTTCAGCTACTGCTAGCTTAGAAGGTCAAGCTGGTCGTCGTATGAGCATTCAAATCTTAAAGCAAACAGTTGAAGCTAAAACACGTAAGCTATCAGCTCGCTGGACATTTGAAGCAGCTCAAGATGCACAAGCACAACAAGGTATCGATATCGAAGCAGAAATCATGGCAGCTCTTGCTCAAGAAATCACTGCTGAGATTGATCAAGAAATTATTGCTAGCTTAACAACTCTAGCAGGAACACAAAACAACGAAGCATATGACCAGTCAGCAGTTTCTGGTACAGCTACTTTCGTTGGTGACGAACACGCTGCTATGGCTGTTCAGATCAATCGTGTTGCTAATAGAATCGCTCAGCGCACACGTCGCGGTGCAGGTAACTGGGCAGTTGTTAGTCCACAAGCATTAACAATTCTTCAAAGCGCAACAACTTCTGCTTTCGCAAGAACAACAGAAGGTACATTCGAAGCTCCAACAAACACTAAGTTCGTTGGTACTTTAAACAGCGCAATGAAAGTATATGTTAACACATATGCAACAGAAACATCCGGTTCAGACAAAGTTCTAATCGGTTACAAAGGTTCTAGCGAATCTGACGCAGCAGCATTCTACTGCCCATACATTCCATTGATGAGCAGCGGTGTTGTTTTAGATCCAAGCACATTTGAACCAGTAGTTAGCTTTATGACCAGATATGGTTATGTTGAGTTAACAAATACTGCTTCATCTCTTGGTAACGCAGCAGACTATCTAGGCACTGTTACAATTTCTAACGCAGTGTTTAGCTAATCTAAACTCTTTAAAAGAGATTAAGAAAGGACTCTTCGGAGTCCTTTCTTTTTTATAAATACAAATGTCCGTTAATATAGGTCCGGACTTATGCAGTTACCCACTGCGTAGACCTAAAACGTCAACATAAAGGAGAAAACAAATGGGACGTCCTCTTAATAAAAGATGGTTTGGTACAACAGGTACTGGAACCGGAACAGGTAAACTCACAGGTAACAATGTACCAATTAGATTTAAACTAGGCGGAGTTGTTTACGAAGGTTATATTTTAAAACAAGTTGGTTCAAGTCGTTATAAAGTAAGTACAGATGATGGTACAACAGCAGTTGGTCGCGCAGTTTTAAAAAATGCGATAACTCCAGCAAGTAATGGCGATGCTGCTCTAGTCGGCTTATACAATGGGCAAGCGATTCCAATTCGTAGACTATACAATCGCCGCGCTCATGATTTTCAAGGTCGTCACTTTAAATGGAATTTAAGCGATGACTCAACAGAGACATTACTCATTTTAACATTAATTTCTTAATAGGGTTATAAATGAAAGTTGTAAGAGTTAACGACGGTGATTACCAAGTAGCTGTTAAAAATGGCGGAATCATAACTCTAAATACCGGAGTTAGAATCGGCCAAGTCAGAATTACTGGAAATTTGTTAGTAGAAGGAACTACGACAACTGTACAGTCTGAAATTACTACTATTAAAGATAATATTATTGTTGTTAATAGTGGAGAAACTGGTGCCGGAGTTACTCTTACAACTGCAGGTATTCAAGTTGATAGAGGACCATCAACAGCAGATGCTCAAATATTATGGGACGAAAGTGAAACACATTACAGTCCTACAACTGCAACAACTGTACCAGGAACATGGGTTTTTAGACGTGATAACGCTACGTTAACTGGCATTCAAACAAATAGTATTGATACTAATCAAGGTGTACTAGGATTAATTAATTCTGGAAGTGCTGGTTATGTTACCGTAACAGGAACTGCGAATTATGAAAGAAATATTCTAACATATGTAGATACTGTTGGATATAATCCTGTGCTTGGAGTTAGCGTAACAGACGACGACAGAATTCCAAATGCTAAAGCAATGTCAGATTATGTGACAGGTGTGTTTGCTACTTTTAGTGCAGAAAGATTTGGTGCTGGCGACACATTAGGCGAAGGATTTGATACAAATAGATTCCAAGGTGTAGCTAGTTTTGCTGGAACAGTGATGACAGTTACTAGTGTTACTGGCGGCGCATTAAAAAATGGATTTGCAGTTACTGATGGCATTAGTAATTTAGGAACTATAACAGCCTTTTTAGGTGGTACAGGAGCTACTGGCACATATCAAATGAGTCAGACAAATTCTTTACCAGCGACAGCAATCACTGCCGGCGATTTAGTAAGTAAATTGACCTTTAAAGTTGATAATGTTTTAAGAGCCCAAGTTGATTCAAATGGTATAACTGCTGGTAATATGAATATGACAGGAAATACTGTCAGTAGTACTAGTGGCGGTATTACACTTGATCCTAATACAGGGCAAGTTCTTTTAGACGGATATTTACAATTAGCAATACAAGGTTCAGATCCTACCGCAGTAGCATCTAACGATATGCTTTATCATAAAACTATTGGAGCAGGTGACAGTGGATTGTTTTTTACAACAACAACTAGAAATGACGAATTAGTAAGTAAGCGTCGAGCGATTTTATTTGGGATGATATTTTAAGGATAAAAAATGGCGATTTTTAGCGCAGCAATTTCACCAGCACCAGGACCGTATACAACAATCTATACAAGTACTGGCAATAATGCCGTAGTATGTTTATGGATCTGCAATACTTCTACATACAATCCTGCATCACCTACAACAGGATTAACATATTTAGATGTACATTTTGTAAAAAGCGGAAGCGGAGCATCTACTACTAATCAAGTAGTCAATCAATTACCTGTTCCAGCCGGTGAATCTGTAACATTCGATACAGAAAAAATGATTTTAGAAAACGGGGATAGTGTTCAACTGTACACACCTTCACCTTATAATTTAGTAGCAACAATCTCTGTGATACCAGTATAATGAAATATCTTAGAAGACAAGTTTTAGACAGAAGTCGCGTAACTGGAAATCTCAGTGGAGCATCTGGATCTGCGGGCGCATATTCTACCGTATATACAGATATTGGTGGAGAAGTTATTGTTGGCAGTGTGTATAACCTGTTAGTTCCTAAAGGACCGTCGTCGACTAGAAGTCCAGACAATACTACATTTGTAGATGGAATGATTCGTTATAATTCTACTACAGGAGAATTCGAAGGACGCCAAGCAGGATCTTGGAGAAGTTTTAGATTTAAAGAACCAACTGCTATTTCTCTACAAACATTAAGCGAAGTAGGTGACGGATCTACTGTTATATTTGGTCCTTTAACTCCTGATCCTTTTAGTTATACTGTACAAAGCGGTGTTACTTGGGATGCTGCACAAATAGCACAAAATTTACTTGTGTTAGTAGAAAATGTTGTTCAAATTCCTGGAGTTAACTTTACTATCATTCAAAATCCAGCAGGAAACTACGGAGGAAATCCAGGAGTAGATATGCCAAACGGCACTTATATTCAATTTAGTACCGCGGTCCCCGCTAATAAACCAGTTTACGTTTTCCATAACTTGGATAGGTAAAAGAACCAATAAATACTGTATTGGAGCGTTAAATGGCTAATACAGTAGGTAAAATCACTGGTCCCCTTCTTGAAAGTAATCTCATCCGGCAAGGTATAGATCTTGCATTTGAAACTGACCTAATATACCTAGATGTAAATAATCGTCGAGTAGGAATTAATACAGATATTCCTTTTAGAACTTTACTGGTTGACGGAGATATCTCTACCTCTAATTTAGTAATAGATTCTTTATTTCAAATCCCAAATTTTGATATATCAAATAATACTATTGAAAATACCTACGGAGATATTTTATTATCAACACTAGGACCTAGCGGAAAAATTACAGCTACTAGATTACAAGCAGGTCAAATAGAATTCGATGGATTAACAATAAGCAGCATTGTGTCAAATGCAGATATTGAACTTCATACTTCAGGCTCTGGAAAAATACATGTTTATAATCAACTTGATGTGCAAGGTGATTTACATGCAACTGGTAATATTATAGCAGACGGAAACATCGTATTTGGAGACGACGATACTGATAATGTAATTTTTAATGCCGACATAGGCAGTAATATTGTACCTAATTTAACAACCACATATAGCATAGGCGATCCAAGTAAAAAGTTTTCTAATCTTTATACATATCTTATTAACGGTACAAATGTTGCAACCGGCGGCGCAATAGTAGCAGGTATTGATCTAAGTACAAGACCTGGAAATACTTGGTATGTTTCAAATAACGGTAACAATTCTAATGTAGGTGATCATCCTAACGGTCCGTTCTCTACTATTGAGTGGGCTCTTACACAAGCAACATCTGGCGATACTGTTTATATCTATCCAGGAACTTATGTAGAATTATTTCCTTTAATAATACCAGAAGGAGTCACCGTTAAAGGATCCGGAATTAGAGATGTAAAAATTGTTCCAGATACTGCTAGTACACATGAAGATGTATTTAAACTTAACGGTCAAACTACTGTTGAAGATTTAACTATTGCAGATTTTTATTATGATAGTTTAAATGATAAAGGTTACGCCTTTAGTTTTAATACATCATTTAATGTAACTAGTCGTAGTCCTTACATAAAAAATATTTCTGTTATAACTAAAGGAAGTGTAACCAGCGTAGGAGATCCTCTAGGATTTAATCAAGGAGATGCTGGCCGCGGTGCAAAAATAGATGGTTCAGTAGCATTATCTACTAGTATCGAAGCAAGTTTATTATTTCATAGTGCAACGTTTATAACTCCAGGTGTTGACTGTATTGTGATGAAGAATGGAGTAAGAGTAGAATGGCTAAATTCTTTCATTTACTTTGCTGATAAGGGATTATATGCCCTAAATGGAAGCGAAGGGTTTGCTAATCAATTATCAATTGCACAAGTGATCACAGGAGGTACACCCGGTGAAGCATGGGCTGCACCAAGGACACTTAGCCTAGCAGGAACATCAAACGGTAAACCTATCTATAGTTACGGGAATGAGATAATTGAATGGACCGGCGCATACTGGAAATATTGGAATAGCACTATTGGAAGCGGGGCTTGGTATCAATCAACTGAGGACACGAGTTATCCTTGGCAGGCATCTAGCTGGACAGCAGTAGGATTACTTGAACCAGCTCCTACATTCAGTTCGTCGGTAACATTAAAGTTTGGAGCAGAAGTTCGTAGCATCGGATCAGCGAACGT